TGGAGGATCTACCATGAATCAGGATGAATATAAGAGTCGAGTCGGCCTGGACAGCTTGTATGTGGCTGAGGTAACCCAGGATGACGCCTCCGGCTATGCTGCGGGTACTCCTGAATGGTTTGCGCCGGCGGCCGAGGCGAGTATGGCGCCGGCTGTCAACCGGTCGACGCAGTACGCCGATGACCAGGCCTACGATGCACACAGCAGCGAAGGCGAAACCACGATTCAGTTGACGGTGACCGGCATCCCGCTGGAGATGCTGGCCAAAATCACCGGACGCGTTTACGACGCCGCCACCGGGCGCATGTTCGATAACGCAGGGACTCCGCCCGAGTATGCGCTGATGTTCCGTTCGCAGAAATCGAACGGCGGCTATCGCTACTACAGCTACCTCAAAGGCAAGTTTGACATGCCCGGTGAAGAGGCTGCGAGTAAGACCGATTCGCCGGATCCGAAGACGACGCAGGTCACATTTACGGCCGTGAAAACGATCTACAAATTTGATCTGGGCAGCATCGACGACGGCGTTAAGCGCGTGGTTGGGGATACGGACGCCACGAACTTCAGCGCGACCGGCTTCTTCCTGCAGGTGCAAACGCCTGCAACTACTACCCCGGATGCCCTGGCGCTGTCTTCCAGCACCCCGGCCGATGCGGCTACCGGCGTTTCGGTTTCGGCCAACCTGACTCTGACCTTCAACAATGCAATGGTCGACGGAACTCCGAACAATGTTACGTTGATCAAGGCATCGGATGGATCGGTTGTAGCAGGATCGAAGACGCTGGATGCCACCAAGAAGATCGTCACGATCGATCCGACGGCCAGCCTGTCCGCATCGACCGATTACATCCTGGTCTATGCGGTAACCGACATCTACGGCCAGACCCTGGCCGGAGCGGTGAACTTCACTACCGCCTAATTGCAGCTATCGCTCGGGAATCCCCCGCCTCGAGAGGGGCGGGGGATTAGCCACAGGAAAAGGGAATATGTCTCAGCCGATCGAGATAACTCTTCACGATTCAAATACCAAAGAGCCCAAGATCTTCATCCGCTCGTTCATTCCGTGGGGCATTTTGAAACGGGCTATGCGCTTGATCAAGCAGGCCAATCTGGATGATCCGAGCGAAGACGATCTGGACGAAATGGCGGCGTTCGTTGTGGCGCTGTTTGGCGACCAGTTCACTGTCGACCAGGTCAATAACGAGATGGATATCGAGGACATGGCGCGCGTCCTCGAAATGGTTGTCAGCCGGGCGGTGCGTTCTGTCGCCGGGAAAAAGGGAAACCCTACCCCGGCGGCGTAGTCAATGACGACACGCCGCAGGATGACGACTTCTGGTTGACGCTGGAATATGCGCTGGTGGGTCGCTACCACTGGTCGCTGTACGAAATCGACCGGGCAGATTTCGACAGCCTGCTGGAGTTCGTGTTTTTTCGGCCGAAGAGCAGCGCCGCCCGGGCGCCGCTGGTAACTTGCGACCAGGTGAGCTGGCTATAGGATGATCGCCGATGTCTGATTTGCCGCCTATCAATCAAAAATACGGGGTCGATACCACGGATTTCAAGGCCGGGTTGGCCGCCATGGCGCGCGAAATTCGTGTGCTGGACAGCGCATTTAAAGCCAGCGCAGCCGAGCTCGGCGATTGGTCGAATACAGCCTCCGGCCTGGAAGGCCGGATGGAAACGCTAACCAAGTTAATCGATGTCCAGAGAGACCGCGTAGCCGCCACCCGCGCCGAATACGAACGCCTAGTCAGAGAAAAAGGGGAAAGCTCCAAGGCCGCCAAAGATATGGAGATCCGGCTCAATCGGGAAACCGAACAGCTCAACAAATACGAGCGTGAGCTGAGCGACTCGAAGAGCAAATTGGGCGAGCTGGAGCGGGCTACAGGCCAGGCAGCCGACGAGCTCAATCACATGGAGCGCGAAACCGGCGGCGCGAGCAAAAGCCTGGAGCATCTCAAGGGCGTCATGGGCGGTCTGGGATCGGCGCTCAAGATCGGAATAGCCGGCATGTTGGGCCTGGTTGGCGCTGCTGCAGCCGTCGGGGCGGGTATTGGAAAATTGGTGCAATCGTCGACCGAGGCAGCCGGCCAGCTAGTGGACTTGTCGGAGAAAACCGGGATCACCGTTGAACGACTGCAGGAACTAGCGTACGTCGGCGACCAGGTTGGCGTCGGCTCCGACACAATGATCAGCGCCATGGAGAAGTTGGTGCGGTCGATGGATACGGCGCGGGACCAGACGATTGATTTCCAGGAGAAATCCGGGATTGCAGCCCAAAAGGCTGCTCAGCAGGCGGCCGAAATCGAAGACGATTATGCAAAGTCTTCGGGTAAAGTCCAGGCTAAATTGGTCAAGGCCGAAAAGGACGCCAACAGCGAGCGCGAGAAACTGCGCAAAGACCTCCGGGAAAGCCTATCAAAAATTGCCGGCGACACGCTGAAGGACCTGGAGAAACTGGAAGAGCAACACCTATCTAAGATGGCCGATTTGAAATCATCGATCGGCAAAGTCGAGGCGGATTTTGAGCATGATAGCACCGAGCGTAAAGAGGACCTGACGCGTGAGCTCACCCGCATGGAGGAGGACTACAACCATGACCGGGAGAAGCTCCTGGCAGAGCTCGGCGAGGCCGAAACGGATGAAGAAAAGAAACGCGTCCAGGCCAAGATCGATGAACTCGATTACGAATACAACACCCGCAAGAAGCGCCGCGAGGAAGACGCCGAGGAAGCCGATTCGGACGCCGAGTATGCCAAGAGCGAACGGATCAAAGCGCTGCAAGAGCAGCTGAAAGCCGAAACAGCCGAATATGACAAACAGTCGAAGGCGATCCAGGCCCAACAATTAGAACAGGAACAGGCCACCCAGGCGCGCTACCAGGAAGAAATAAAGGCTGCTCAGGAGCGTTACGACGCCGAAGTCGTAGCAGCCAGCCAGGCGATGGATGAGATCGCTGCCAAGCGGGCTGAAGCGCTGGCGGGCAATAAAGTTGAGGCCGAGCTGGGAGACCAGGCCAAGGCTTACCAGGAATTGGGCGTCTCGGTGACCGATGCAAACGGCAATTTGCGCGATATGCAGACTGTATTCGACGAGGCGCTGGCTGCGCTTGGCCGGGTCGAAAACGCTACCGAACGAGATGCGCTGGCCATGGCCATTTTTGGCAAGTCGGCCATGGATCTGAACCCGCTGATCAAGGCCGGGCGTGACGAGATTTCCAGGCTGGCCGAAGAGGCCCACGAGGTCGGCGCAGTCATGTCTGAAGATACCGTCAGGGATCTGGAAGGGTTTGGCGATTCGGTGGCCAGCCTGATCGCAGGCCTGAAGGGCACGGGCGGCGAACTGGCAAATGCGTTCCTGCCCGGGCTAACCGGCCTGGTCGACCAGACGCGTGTCTACATCGGTGAATTTGGCCAGATCGTGCGCAGCGCCGATGGCGACCTGGTCCAGATGGCGAATGGCATCGGCGGATTGCTCGGCCGGATCCTGACCGATTTCGCCAAGCAGGGGCCGGAGATGCTGCAGGCAGGCCTGCTGATCATTCAAGGCATCCTGGATGCGATCGTCAAAAACTTGCCGATGCTGCTGGACGGCGCGGTCCAGATCATCAATATGCTCGTCAAATTCATCGTCGATAACTTGCCGATGCTGACGAAAACGGGCGTCGAAATCCTGTTGACGCTCATCAAAGCCATCCTAGACAACCTGCCAATGATCGTCGAAGCGGGCATCGAAGCGCTGCTGGCGCTGATCGAAGGCCTGACCGAGGCAATGCCTGAACTAATCCCGGCGATCGTAGACGCGATCACCCTGATCGACCAGGTGATCATCGAACACCTGCCGGAGATTATCGAGGCCGGCGGAAAGCTGCTGCTGGCCATCGTCAAGGGCCTGGCCGAGGCCCTGCCGATCTTGATCGAGAAAACCCCGGAACTGATCCGGGCGCTGGTAGATGCGTTTGTCGAGCTGATGCCGATCGTGGCGCAGATCGGTTGGGAGATCATCAAGGCGATCGGCGGCATGCTGATCGAGAACCTGCCGGAGCTGGGCAAGGCGATCCTGGGACTGCCGGGGGTCTTGAACGAGGCGATGGGCAAAATCTGGCAGGAAATCTGGCAGATCGGCGGCGACATCATCGCCGGCGTATGGCAGGGGATGCAGGATCGCAGAGACCAGTTTTTCACGGATGTGTGGGGCTTTTTCTCGGGTCTGGCCGGGGCGGCGAAAGACGCCCTAGGGATGCACTCGCCATCGCGGGTGTTTGCGGCGATCGGCGAAAACGCAGCCGGCTCCTACGTTGACAGCCTGGGCGCGGCGCTGCAGAGCGGTACGCGCCAGCTGCAGCAGGCCTTCGGAGAGACGGCGCTGACGCTGCAGGCGCAGACCCCGGCGCTGGCGACGGCGGCGGCTGCAGCCGGCGACACGGTGTATTCCGGCGACACGTATAATGTGACGTTCGTCAATTCGGGCCAGTCGCAGGCCAGCGCCGAGCGGGACATCCGCAAGTTGAACATGCTGTACGGGAAACGATCATGAGCTTTGGCAAACTCGAAATCGTGCGAGGTAGTGGCGATGCGCTGGACCTGAGCGATCTGGCGCATTATGCGGTGACCGATTATGACGGCTTCGGGGCGGCGCCGATGCACCTGATCACCGAGCGCGGGCCGCTGCAGCACGGCGCGAGCTACCGGGGATACCGGCTGGACGAGCGGGTGATGCAGATCGGGCTGGCGCTGCGGGCGGCGAGCTGGGACGATATGTACCTGCAGCGCGGCGAGCTGCTGGAGTGGCTGTCGCCGGTTGCAGACGCTCCGCTGATCCTGCGATTCACGCTGCCGGATGATACCGTCCGGCAGATCGACTGCTACTGCACCGACGGCCCGACCTACGGCAGGAAGGACGCCCTGGGCCACCTGATCCAAAAGGCGGTGATCCAACTGACGGCGGTAGACCCGGCGTGGTACGACCCGGAGCGGCAGGCAGTGCAGGCGGTGAGCGGACCGAGCGGCGGGGATGGATGGGATTTCCCGCTGACGGGCAAGTGGACGTTCGGCGGCCAGACGGTGGACGTGGAGAGCGCAGTGGATTACGCCGGGACGTGGATCGAATACCCGGAGATCCTGATCAACGGGCCGATCAGCGACCCGAAGATCACGCACGTGGAAACCGGCGAAACGCTGGACTTCGACGGGACGGTGCTGGCCGAAGGGGAAAGCCTGACGATCGATCTGCGCTACGGGTACAAGACGGTCGTGGACCAGGACGGAGCCAACCAGGTAGGAGCGCTGACGGCCGATTCGGACCTGGCCAGCTGGCACCTGCAGCCGGGCGATAATACGGTGCGGTTTGAGGGGACCGGGGCCGGGGCGGCGACGCTGATCGCAATGCGGTACTACAACCGATATCTGGGCGTATGAGAGGGCAAAAATGACTGAGAAATCTCGGTTTTGGACGGATGCGGGCGTCGGGGATATGCCGGCGGGCGGGTATTCGGCGGATGAGTTTGCGGCGGTCATCCGGCGGCTGACGCTCTCGGACCCAACGGCGGAGGGGGTGCTGCGCGGCGTGGACAACGAGCTGGCGGTGAGCGGCTCGGCCAGCCCGCTGGCGGTGGCCAGCGGCGCGGCGATCGTATACGGGATCGAGTACGACAATTCGGCCAGCCTGAACCTGACGGTGAGCACGCCGGCGAGCGGCACTACGGGCGGGCGCGTCAATCTGACGGCAGACTGGAGCGCGCAGACCATCCGGGCAGCGGTGCAGATGAACACGGACGGCAACCCGGCCATCCCGGCGCTGACGCAGACGCCCGGCTCGGAGTGGAGCATCCCGCTGGCGACGTTTACGATCACGACGGCGGGAGCGATCACGCTGACGGATGCGCGCGAGTTTTGCCACTTCTCGACCCAGCTGACGGCGGACATGATCGAGGCGGTGACGGCCTACAGCGTGATCGGGCGGGCCAGCTCGGGGGAGGGCGCGGCGGCGGCGATCGCAGCCGGCGATAACCAGGTCCTGGCGCTGGTGAGCGGCGTATTGGCGTTTACGTCGGTCGTGGCGGCGCTGCTGGGCAGCGGGGCGGTGACGGCGGACAAGATCGCAGCCGACAGCGTGGACGATACCAAGCTGGGGGATCGGGCTCCGCAGTTCTACCGGCGGCAGGGCGGCAACAGCAGCGATTGGTCGGCGAACGGCAGCACGACCTACACGCCGACGGCGGTGCGGATGCAGTCGGGCGTGACCAGCGTGGTGATTGCGGACGGGGATACCTACGAGGACGCAGCGGTGACTTTCCCGACGGCGTTCAGCAACAAGCCGATCGTGATCGCCAGCGTGCAGGCGATATCAGGCGTCGGCATGGCGACCGTGGCGGCCAACTCGCCGGCGACAACCGGGTTTACGGCGCGGGCGGTGAAGACCGTCGCCGCCGGGGCAATGACGGTGACGGTCAACTGGCTGGCAATTGGACCGGAGTAGACGATGACTGAGACCTCTCGGTTTTGGAATACGAGCGGCGACGGCGACGGGCCGGCGGCCGGGTACGACGAGGCGGAGATCGCAGCCTTCTGGCTGAAACTGTTCGCGCGCGGCGTGCGCACCTCGGGGATCGTGAAGGGGGAGGGGAACGAGCTGGCGGTGAGCGGCTCGGCCAGCCCGCTGAGCCTGAACACGGGAGCGGCGATCGTGGACGGGCTGCATTATGAAAACGACGCCAGTCTGAACCTGACGGTGAGCACGCCCAGCAGCGGGACGACCGGCGGGCGGGTGGTCCTGCGGGCGAGCTGGAGCGCGCAGACCGTGCGGGCGGTCATCAAATTAAACACGGACGGAGTCTCCACGCCGCCGGCGCTGACGCAGACGCCCGGAACTACCTACGAGGTGGGGCTATACACCTTCACGATCACGACCGGGGGCGTGATCGGCAGTCTGACCCGGGATCCGGCGCTGCCGACCGGGTACACCAAGATCAGCAGCCAGATCATTCCGGAAATGCTGGCGCTGGCTGGGATCGGGGCGCTGGGCAACCCGGGCGGCAGCGCGGCGGCGGCGCAGCTGATCACCGGCAGCAGCGGGGCGCTGCGGCGGTCGGGGGCGAGCCTGGGATTTGGGACGATCGTCGAAGCGATGATCGCCAACGGCGCGGTGGGAACGCTGGCGCTGGGCGACGATGCGGTGGACATCACCAAGCTGGGCAACCGGGCGCTGGGGATGCTGGGACGGCAGGGCGGCAGCGCCAGCCTGTGGCAGACGGCCGGGGCGACTGGGTACACGCCCGGAGCGGTACGGATGATGGCCGGGGCGCTGAGCGCCAGTATGGGATCCAACAATTACCGGTCGTTTACGGTGGCGCTGCCCAGCGGGGCGTTCAGCGCCGCCCCGATGGTGCTGTGCGGGGTCAACGCCGGCGGGTACATCTGGCCGTTCCTGGTGCGGATGCAGGCGGACAGCGCAACCCAGATCAGCGGGTACGTCCTGGAGGTCGGCGCGACCGGGGCGACGCCGATCATCAACTGGCTGGCGATCGGGCCGGGGTGAAATGACGGATTACTACCTGAAGGTTTTCAATACGTCCGGGGTGCTGCAGGCGGCGCTGACCGATTTTACGGCGCTGAGCTATCTGCGCAAGGTCAACAGCGCCGGGCTGCTGACGCTGACGCTGCGCGGCGATCACTCGCTGGTGAGCACGATCCAGGACAAGTGGATCGTGGAGGTATGGCGGCGGCCGGACGGCGGCGCGTTTGGGCGGGATTTCGTCGGGCTGTACCGGATGGGCGAGTTCTACTACGGCGACGACGGGCCGCGGGCGGTGCTGACCTGCCCGGGGGCGCTGTCGATGCTGGGCTGGCGGATCGTGGCGTGGTATGCCGGGACGGCGAACCGATCGAAGTTCACGGCTGCCGCGGCGGAAACGATCATGAAAACGCTGGTGAGTTACAACGCCGGGAGCGCGGCCACAACGGGCAACGGGCGGCTGCGCAACGGAGCGATCAGCGGGATGACGGTGGAGGCGGACGGCGCCGGTGGAAACAGCGTTGATTGGTTCTGCGCGTATGAGAACCTGTTGGAAACGCTGGGCAAGCTGGCGGAGGTGGCCGGCGGCGACTTCGACCTGGCGCGGACCGGAGATACCACCTGGCAGTTCCGCTGGTACGCCGGGCAGCTCGGCGACGACCGGACGGCGAGCGTGATCTTTGCGATCGAGCGCGGCAATATGGCCAACCCGGCGTACAAGAGCCTGCGGATCGACGAGCGCACGGTGTGCGTGGTGGGCGGCGACGGCGAGGATAGCGACCGGGATACGGCGGTGCGAACCGGGCCGGACTACGCCGCGGGGAACGATATCGAGGTGTTCCTGAACGCCTCGGGGGTGGATACCAGCGACGGGCTGAACGCCCGTGGCGATGCAGCCCTGCAGGAGGAGCAGGCGCAGGAGCAGTTCGGGTTCGACGTGATCCAGACGCCGGCGACGGTCTACGGGGTGCATTACGGGCTGGGGGACCTGGTGACGGCGGTCAACCCGTTTACCGGGGCGAGCATGACGCTCAAGATCGACGAAACGGCGATCACGCTGGACGAAAACGGGGCCGAAAAGATCGACGTGAGGATGGCCAATGCCTGACCTGATGGAGGAACTGATCGCACGGCTGAACCGGCTGGAGGCGCGCGTGCGGGCGATGGACACGCGCGAGTATACCAGCGGGGGAGGCGGCAGCGGGACGGACGCAGACGCGATCCACGACAATGTGAGCGGGGAGATCGC